ATCTGTTTATTCCGATCCATCATAATTATTTAAGTAATTTTTACCATTTTTTATATGTTTTTAATAAACTCAATAAACTTATTTCTAAAGTATTCATCGACATCTCTATTTGGTAATTTCTTTAAACCCTCTTCAAATCTATCAAAATACTCTTCAAAGTCTCCACTACGATTTAAAATCCATTGTTTTGATTCTAATATACCATTAACAAACGCATCTGAATAAGACGGATCTGCAACACAGTCAATAGCAACTAACTTCATTTCAGTAACATGACCGACTTCGCTATTGGTTTCTTGATCAATTTTACCTAATGCTCTTGAGGACATACCGACCCTGACACCATCCAGTACTAATTGCTTTACTATAGTACCGCAAGGGGTTTGTAATATCTTACTCTTACCATAAAAAATGTTACCGTCTTGTTTCATTTCGGTAACTATATGACATGCTCTTTCTAAATCGACTTCTGCTGTAGTAGGATGATTTAACTCACCCATTGCTCTTTTAGTATGAATCATTTCTTTTTCATACCGAGAAACCTCTTGCACCATACTATCTAAATCATAAACCCGGTTGTTCTTATTAACATCGGAAGCCATCATATAAGGCCCTTTTATATATAATCTAGATTCAGACTTATTATTCTTCTCTTCTACTATATACTCAAACTCCGAAGGGTCAGTCTTCTCTACTAGTAACTTAAAGGCCATAGCGCTATAAAATATTTATTGTTTATGCTATCTTTTTCCGTTAAATAATTCCCTTTCAGTAAGAATTAAAAATTTATACCCATGGTCATCTGCCCATTGTTTTGCTGATTTCCACTTAGCTTGATTGATGTCATATGTTACTTGCTCATGTAATAATGTACTTTGTTTTTTTCTTCCACGCATAACCGGGCGTTGTGTCTGACTATAAGGTTTAATTTCTACTAAGTATTTTACTTTTCTATCTCTTTGTTTTAATACTAAAGTATTATCAACATAATACTTGTGAGTACGGGCATCGACCGGACTTATATAAGGAACTATAATACATTCACTAGTCCACTCAAGTACATTTGGATTATAATCACACCACTTAAAAAAATGAAGCTCCCATGAACTTCTATATTGAGGATATTGTTTACCTAAAAACTTTCGACCGTGTGTGGGTCTATATATACCTTTCTTAAAATTTCCTTTTTTATGTAAAGCCATTAGCCTACAAAAAACATAGGCGGTGCCGCATCACCAAAACCAGCAGAGGCACCTTCAAACAATTTAGTCTCTAACTCTTTCTTTTCCTCTAAACCTTCCTGTAAGATGCCAGTGTCGAGAGCTGTACCACCAAATAGTTGTGCACTACCAAACTTACCTCGAACCCGGCCTAATGTAATTTTAGTTAGAGCGGCAGCATATTGATATACCCACGGTTCTTTAATTACATGATGAATATGTTTTTCCACATAACAAGTTAACACACCATAAAACTTTTCACCCGTCTTAGGTTCAGGTATCATAAGCAAATGTTGAGTACGGTCATTAAACTTAAAATATCGTTTTGTAGAGAGCATTTTTTCTCGAGTTTCAAGCCATTGTTTTAATATATACCAGCTAATTAAATCAAACCCATAATTACCCATTGCATAACTAAAATAAGTTTGTTGCGCTAAAGTTTGTTCAATTGTAAATAATGTATTTAAACTACTACTTGTTGACTCATCATAACTATGTACATCCATTACCTTCCTACTCTGTCTAGTGAGACTGTCCCACCTACCTATAATAGGAGTAGTAGCTGTAAGCTGATTAAATGTAGTAGTATCATTCACCGTATCATTTCGGGTTGCATTAATTGTCCCTGCTTGTTCAACAATTGGTCTTAACACGACACCGACTGATACCATATTAGTAAAAGACGTTGATCCGTCTGGGTAATTTTCTTCATAATCACCTGGTATTGCACTAATGTCAAACATTTCTGACGCCGACCATACATCACCGTATTGGTTCATCGTTACATCTACACCAGATATCGGGCCAGGGTTTCCGGGTTCAGTTAAGTCGCTCGACGACACACACACAACAAGAGACTTTGCTACATGAGCAGCTCCATTTGCTAACGTTACTGTAATTGTATACTCAGATGGATCAACAACAATATCACCAGAATCAAATTCAAATAAAGATACAAAATATGGAGACGGGTCAGTCGCTCCTTCACCGCTTCGTGGAGAGCCTGCTGGTGACGTTTCTGGGAATGTTACCGATGTAACAGAGGGTAATAGAGTTGACTGAGTAACTGTTACTTCTACGTCAGTAGTATAAGATTCAGTTAACTCAGGAGTAAGGAGAAATAGTTTTGAAATATCTAGTCCTTTACCTTGAGTATATTTGGTACTATCAACGACTAAGTGTTCCTCAGTATATCCTGCATACTTCGTAAACATCTCTACAGCTAATGCTATATTAGTAAAAATCTGATTCCCGTGTAACTCGAGATTAATAATAGGATAGCCTAGCGAATATGTAATTCTATCAGCTAAGCTCTGATAGGTATTAACCGTACTTGCAAGATATGTAGAATATAAATGACTTCCTGCAATTAAATAATTATCGTTCCACGTACTAGTCGCCACATAATTATTTATGTTGGCAACGCTGAAGTTTCACCGCCTGCAGTAGGTTCTGGAGTAGGTACTCCAGGCTCACCAGCCGGGGGCACGCCACCTGCAGGGCCCATTTCCGGTGGAACTTCTTCACCAGGAGGAACTCCTACACCCATCTCACCGCCCATAGGAGCCGGTGCTCCGCCACCAGTAGCCCAATCAGCGCCACCACCTCTTATCTGATCTAGCTCAAATTGTAAAGCAGCATCCTTTCTCAGCCATTCTCTATTAGCTTTAATTTGTTCGTCGGTCCATCCAAGATATTCTTTCTGACCGTATCCCTGTGATATAGATTCATTACCAACAACATTAGTAAAGTTATTAAGCTTAAGATCCATTATTTGTTGCCTACGTAATTCAAAATAATTCCGAGGTGGTGTAAACTGTAAGTCAAATACATTCTCTCTTAAATCAAAATCTTTCCATAAGTGTTTTAATTTAAGATGAGTAATAAATGCGTCCTTTAATCCTACGGCAAACTGATGTTGAAGTCTGACAATAAAATTTGCGAACTTTAATTCTTCTCTTAACACGTTTGCATCAGCACTATATTGAGAATTCTCAGAGTCAACCCTATTAGTTGGTACCTTAAGAGCCTTATATAATTTTTTAACGAAATAATTTAAATCATCTAACTCACCTAAATTTGCACCTCCGGGGAGAGTTTTAACTTCTGTACCAGTACTACCCTCTCTCTTTGGAAACCAGTAAGCATCTAAAATTGACTGTGGGTTAAATGAATCTACTCTCTTACTATCATCTAAACTAAATGACTTCTTACTCCAATAATTTTGCATCAAGCGACGAATATACCCTTCAGCTTTTGGAGTACTCATATTACCAACGTCTACATTAAATACTAACCGCTCTGGAGCTCTAACTAAACGATATATAATAATAGAATCTTCAATTAAAGATAACTGTCTATAAGCTCGTCTAGCATTTTCAATAAAAGGAATCCTAAAAGTTTTATTTTCATTCCACGTACCAGAGTTTATATATGTAATTTGATTTTTTTCCATTGGAATAAAATCTTTATCTTGCATAGAGTTAAACTGCTCTTCAGCTTCTTTATGATGTTTAGCTTTTCTAAGCAAATATGCTTTGATGAACATACTTTGATAATTATCATATACCGGATCTATTGCTTGAGTTGGTATACTTATAACACCTAAAATACCTTCCCGAATATGTTTTTCATGTATAATGTTTTCAAAATATAATTCTCCATCTACCAACATTGCACGAACATACTCCCAACCTCTCTCTCTAATATCAAACAAATTAATAAATTTATTAAATTCCTCACTAAGCTGCTTTTTTACTAGTGGATCGAAATCTACCACATCTCTTAATTCTAGTTTAATTATATTACCATGTTCATCTTCATTAAGAAATTCATCACAAATTTCATCTAATGCATCTGCTACCTCTGCAAACTGACCCATTGTTCTATAATCGCGGAGCCTTCTATACTTGTCGACATCAAGTGTCGCATACATTAATTCATTGTATGCCTTATCAGCCAAAAACGCACCAATTGGATGAGAGGAGTCTGGTACCTTAGGGGCAATAATAGAATGTTGCGCTAATAATTCTTTACGTAACGATCCAGCTTTATAAAAATCTTTAAACTTAGGATTCTCTGCAGTTACGTCATCTATAATTGATGCAGGAGATCTATAGGGTAAATTATTTTGAATAAATTTCTGTAACCCTCTACCGAATGTACCTTTTTTTCCGTCGTCCATCTTAATTAATTGTTATTGTTGTGTTTATATCATTTGCTAACGTTGTAAAACCAGCTGCATTAATTGGTACTATATCTATAATACCAGTTGCAGTTAATTCTGGGAACGCAACAGACATACTATTATAGGTATTTAATGTATAAGTTCCAGCGCTTGTACCTGTAGTTAAGAAATATCCAGCGATTGATGGATCAATTGTTGCACCACCACATAGATATGGAAGAGTTGTTACAGTACTTAAAGGACCTATTGTATGCCCGATTTTAAATATATCTATATCACCAACCGTACTTAACATTACTCCTTGTATAGAGTCAAAATTATACCCTTCAAATGTTCTAGCACCAGAAAAGCCACAAGCAATAGTTGTATATGTATTACCACTGGTAAACTCTGGTCTACCTGAGAGCTCTCTATGATCAAAATTACCGCTAAACGCCGTAACGTCTGTTAAAGTAGAATCATATTTTATAAATTTACTCATAATTAAATGTATTTACAGGCACAAAGTCTTGATCGATAGTAAATATGTTCTTAGTATCTTCCGTAGAAGGTCCTTTAAAGAGCCAACCTTTCATGGTAAAAGATGTATTAGCAATAACGCGAGCCGGTTGTGCGCCAGATACTTCAACAGGATATTCCAAAGCTAAATTTCCATCCCATAATATCTCAGTTCTAATTTCAAGATTGTCTTTTAAATTTTGCGACGTCGGTACTTTCCAGCTTATTATAATATAAGGATTGTTATATGGAACGAAATTACTTAAAATCTGATCCATATCAGTTTGAAACTTTGTCATTATAGACATACTAATACCTATATTAACTGGAATAGGTGTCTGTAGCCAATCAGAATCAAATGCGCCAGCTTCGACTGTCGGAGCTTTGCTATAATAAAAGCCAGGTATCTTATTAAATACTCTTTCCGAGTCGCGCGCAATAGATGTATAATGAACTGCGATTGTAGGGAGCTTTAAGGACTGAGCCTTATTGACTATATCCTGAAGAGCTCTTTCTTTTGGTCCATAATAAAAACCTGCTTTTATTTGATCGACAACGTCTTTGTTCTTATTATATCTGTTTATAACAATACTATTAAAGGCGGCAATAAATTGCCTTACCATGTCTTTTAGCTCAAAACCATAATATTGGTTTTTCATTATAAATATTTATTAAATAAAACGGTCTATAAAATAGTCTGGCAACAAAGTTACGTACTCTGGTAATAACTTTCTTATGCCACCTGCATCAATAACATATGTAGTACTATAATCATTTTCATCTCTAGTACAGCGTCCACACTGTTGAATAAATGTAGTAAACATTTTATTTGTATACCATTTATAATCGTTTTTTGACATCTCTTTTACTCTTACATCTCCTAAATCTGGCCATGGGCATTTAATAATAATACAAAATCGAGACACATCACCTTTTAAATCGACTCCAAAATTTAATGACGGGCTCGCTAAAACAGTAGGCCTAGAACTGTCGGAGTGTTCTGTTAATATGTCTATATTATCTTTATCACCTTTTATGCGGTATAATACTCTATCATTTTTCAATTGGTCTCTCAACTTCAATGTTAAAGCGTTTGACTGAGTATGTATTAACCCCTTTACATCCTTATGTTCTTCTAAAATTTCCTCCACACACTTAACGACCTTAGGAAAATATCTATCAATATTCTTTTTTGAAAGTTGAAACGTACCAAATATAATTGGAGAGAGGACTGGATCAAATGACGACGGTAGATCTATATATTTAAAATCTTGTTCTGCTACTCCGAGATTTCGCATGACGCGCCTATAATCAACAAATGTAGCAGACATAAAGAGAACCTTATCAGCGTATTTAAACAAGTGTTGAGTTAGCACGTCAATCTTTTTAGGTATTAATTGTATATATTTTTTATTATAAATAAAAGCTCTATTAATAATATATTCAGATTGTTGCCAGGTATCAACAACAAGAGACAAGTCTCCTTTTAAATCAGCAATAAATTTAAATTCTTTCTTTACAGCATCGCTAATTGTATCAGAATGCTTTTCAAGCATTCGAAGTACTTCAACATATCTCCCTTCTAATTCACTCTGTAATTTAATTAAATTATTATGAAACCGTTTCCTGTTAGATGAATACAACAAACTGAAACTATACTTGTTTAGTTTATTCAAATCAATACTACAACTAAACCGACTAACTATTATATTTTCTAATTCAGAAGCCTCATCACATACAATAAGCTGTCTATATTTTAAATGATCAGGTTTGTGAAAAAAGCTTGAATAGCTCTCTACACTTATCTTTGCGGTAATAGATTTATTTTTAGCTTCATAATAATCACATCTATTACAATCCCAACACTCTCTCTTTAACTTAGAACTAAAAATACACGGAGCTGTGTCGGCAAAACTTCGGTCGTCTAAATTACAAATATACGAACTCTTACCTTTAAGAGGCTTTATATCTTCAAAATCTCTAGTATACTGATCCTGTAGTGCTTTTGTTGTTGTTAATATCGACGTACCGTAATTTTTATTTACAAAATCATCTGCATATTCATAAACTAATTTACCATTATCCCAAGAAGTCTCAAATGCTCTATAATCAGAAACTATCTTTGATAGTCTAGATGGTAGTTTTTGTAATCCGTTTGCTATTGTTTTTGCAATAAAACTCTTTCCACAACCAGTAGGGCCTTGCATAACAACAAACTTATTCTCCTTAAACGCGTCAAGTATATTAGGTATAGCATATCGCTGACTTGAAGACGGAACATATCCTTTCGGGAAGTTTTTAAGACCCATTTATATATTATAGTATCTCTATAGAGAGAAGCAAGTCATGATATTTATTGCGTTTGTTTTTGATTAATCGATTAATGCGCGCTTTCCATATAATATCATCTCGGTGTATATGATGTAAGGTATAATCAAAATAAATAATTTTTTTTGCTTTATTAGTAATAACATCAAATGGATATAATAATTCTATTTTTTTATTATTAGATAAAAATAAGCGTATATTAAAATCTTTAATATCATATAACAATACCTGACCAACTCCTAATGTTCTCTTCTTCGAAGTAACTTTTACATTATTAAGTAAAAGAGATTTTAAAGTGTTGTCTACTAAATCATATGTCATGTATTCATAAAGTCCATTTTTTCTCCAACAGACATTGGAGCGATTTTCTCATTTAAATATACCCAAAACGACTCATCAGATTCTAACGTACTAATTAAATCAACGGTATCACAATTTATGGTTCTATAATCTTGCATTAAAACATCCCACACTATAATTAAATTTTCTTGATTAGGGTTATACTTAGGAGCCTGCCTGGGAGGAACATAATTTAAAACAGTTCTACCTTCAACAGAGTTTAAAAGTTGTGCGTTATTTGTGCATAGCATTCTTCGGGTAGTAGGTCGGCCAGGCTTAGGATTACGTCTGGCAAACTTAACCTCACATACCTTGTCTAATAATATAGCTTTAAGATTTGCTAGACTGGTTATCATCGTCTTCTAGGTCTTGACAAATTCCAAAAAAGCGTTGCTCGCTCAAAAAAATACAATTTCTTAGAGAGCGATCATATCCAATTACTCTCAAATTATCAACCTTAATACCTTTATCGTCTGGAAAGCAGACGACATCACCGATGTTAGTTTCTTTGCAATTTGATCCAACTAATATAACTCGCGCTAAACGCCATGTACGACGCACTTGAGCTAATGGTATATGTATACCATTCCGTATTACAGAGTGACCATCCTCAGATAAATCTACGTATTGAGCTAAAACAATATCGTCCATGACTGATCTTAATTTATACCCTTGAAGGCTAAATGTATCAGTGTCTTGATATGTATCTAAATCAATTAAACTCCGCTTTACTGTATGATCAAAAGCATCTCGCTGACCGTCGGTTAATTCTAACTCATCTAAAGCCTCGTTATATTTTTTTTCAATCTTTTTCTCGTTCATACTTTTTAATATTTATCTCAAATGTTTCTGAATACAAATCCACCTCACGTTGTGACAGTTCATATTGCTTACAAACATTTTCGTATATCTTTTTATCTTTTTTTATTTTTTTAGTATAATTAATATATTTTCTTTTTGTCTTTGGAATTAATGCATGTAAGAAATTATAATGATCAACGTTTATACTAAAAATCGAGCCGTACATATTAACACTATTGTTTATTGCTGGTACAAATTGTTTATCTGCAAAAGTCACATACCTATTAACAATATAAGAAGAATATAACTGCGCTGACGCAAGATCTATGTCAATTTTATTTTTTTCAAATAAAATATTAGTTACAAAATCAAAAAAATTATTCGCTTGCTTCATAATATAAACAGTTTAAGTTTGTTAATCAACTTTTAGTAAAGTTTTGCAAAAAAATTTTGACACGAGGCACGAACTATAAAAAGATTATTCCAAAATCGCCAAATAGGAAAAACTCCCCGGTTTTGCAAAAAAAATTTAGATATCGAACCTAAACTCATATAGTTAGTTTTGTTGTCGCAATAAACGCGTCATCCGTCATGGAATAGTACAAATCCACCACAATTTTCATGAATTCCTCCACTTGTTCGTCGGTTAAATTAGTGGAATACGCAAAAGAAGGTGCATTCCGACCGGCTGTGACGTTAATTGCAGTATGACCGATAGCAACATTGTCTTTTGAGTAGGTTATACTCACACTACACTTGCCTTTCGGCTGAATAATACCGTGCTGTTCAAATTCTTTATGTACGATCAAATCATCTCCGTCTACTTCAATAGGAGCTTGGAGATACTTCGTTGACAACAAGTTCGCAATTTGTGTATTAAGCAATCTTTGAAAGAAAACAGCACCAAGAGGACATAAATTAGGAAGCTCCCAGCAAAAATTAACAGCATCGTCAGAATAAATGAAATCGTTGTTAAGAAGATCTTCATTATCAATCATCCCCTCCGTTTCTACCTTCATCGGCGCCCGGAACGCAATAATATTTCCAATCGGGAGAGTTTTCTTCCGAAAATATTTATACGCGAACCGATTGTGAATTAAGTTCCCATCATAAAGATCGATATCTTTTAAAATCATGTTAAATATTATAACATAAGCCTCAAAAAAATCAATATGAAAATTTATTTGTTTACTTTAATTTGTTTAGATGAAGATGAATATCCGGATTTAATTTTTTACGAGCATTTTATTAAACATTACGAAAATGTAGGTATTAATGTTAAACATTTTCATATCATCCCGTGCGGGACTGGAACACATAAACAAAATTTTAATATATTTAAAAAAATAAACCGTAAGTATGGAATTAGGAATTTAAATCTCGTAAACAAGCAACACGACATGATAGAATGTTTTAATATTTTTGATACATGGCGGAGCGGTATAGATAAAAACAATTGGATTGTTAAATGCGACCTAGATGAATTATATGACTATGGACATTTTAATGGCATATATGATTGTGCGAACTATTTATTAAAAAATAAATTTACGGCTATAAGAGGGGAAATGTTAGATTGTGTCGATGCTGATAGAATATTAAAAGAAGTTATACCTGATGAAGATATCTTTTCGCAGTTTCCGTTACGATCAAAAATCACATTACATATGTTACATCAAAATCATTATAAAATTTTAATGGCGAGACCCTATATAGAACTAATATGGGGTCATCATAATACATTATGTGCCATGTCTGGTATACATCCAAAAACATTTGAGTCTGGATTTTTTGCTTTTCATTTTAAATGGACAAATATTTTAATTAAGAGATATGACGAACAAAAACGAACAGAAGATGAACAAATGTGGCAAGGATTTAAAGATGAAGCTATAAACGGTAAAAATATTATAACCGACGGAAAACTAAATTTTATAATACACTAGAAAAAAAATATCAATATGTAAATATTAATATGGGACAGCTATACGCAGCTAATTCTTGGCACGAAGACGATTTTGACCCTGCAAATGTATCTGCTGCAGAATGGACAGCAATATATTTAAGCGGTGGATGGTGTGGACAAGGCTCCGGACCAGGGAGTACGATAGAAAATAATACTGAATTAATAACGTGGTTAAATAATTTTATTACCGATAACTCCGCGACCAGTATGATTGATATAGGTTGCGGAGATCTTCAATGGGTACCTCAGGTATTAAATGATATTACATCCTATACAGGAGTCGATTGTGTCCCTAGTGTTAACACTGTCAACGTACAGAACCATCCAACATATACATTCTTAACTCGTGATATAATGACCAGTGAATTTGCAACGTTAACATATGTTGACAATGCACCTATAGTAGAATTAACAGAACCAGTTAAGAGTAGTTCATATGATATTTTATTATGTAAAGATTTACTCCAGCATATGATGTCTCATCATATCAGTGTAATTAATATTATAGAAAAAATTAATTGTAATCATAAAATTATTATTGTGCCGAGGCACATGGAACATAGATTTACAACTAAATTAATTGCAGCAGGATATAGTTTATCTCAATATTATGACGCTGCCGAAAAGAAGAGTATATACGTAAAAACTACTTAAGCATTAAGCGTTGTTGTCTTGTGATGAACTTTTTACTAATTTGTTTTTCATTATCTATTTGACTTTCAAATATAGTATTATCACATAAAAAAGGATAAAAAACATATACATTATAAAAACGTCTCGCAAAAATAGATGCAGATAAACTACCAGTCATACCATCTGATGGAAGCAATATAGGATAATATTTGCACAATAATTGATTTGCAATATTGGTAGTCAGAGAATAACAAACCGTGCCTCCATGCTCCCTATAACCAATATAAAAATAATCATTTATTTGTTTTCTTTTTTTAGCTAAGTTAGGTTCGCGTTTACAATCATTAGGTCGCCAGGAATGAAAATGAATTATGTCCCAATTTTTAGGTATATATTCTTTCCACTGTAACGCGTTTTGACACAAATCAATATTTACTACTGCATCGTCTTCTATAACGAGAAAATTATTAACCTTATCATCTATTGCAGTTTTGTATGCTTTAAGATGACCATATGAACACCCCACTTCAGCTAAAGATAACGGGTGAGGTGACCCTGAAACATGCCGTGTATTATCAAATTTAATTGCATCTGTTTTCCATATTTTCTTAAATCTTATCTTTCGAGATTTTATAAAAAGATTTTCTGGAGTAATACTGCGGATGAATTTATAATTTTCAATATTACATTTTTTAAACTGTTGCTGTATGTATTGTTTGCGAGCAGGATCTCTTCCCCAGATAACATATATTTTATCAAATAATGTATCCAGCATTAGGAAAAATATTATCGTAAAAGATTTTCTTTATAACCTAACATTTCCCAGGTCTCAGTATCCGTCTCCCAGTATACAACAATACCGATTGGAAGCTCGGCAGTATCAACAAAATCATCATTAACAATGCCTTTTTTAATTTTTGCCTTTTCTACAAGAAAAACCTTTTCTTTAAAATATATAGCACGAGTCTTCCGCTTATATTTTACTTCATAAGCTTCCTTATCAGGTAATTTAGTCCAATCCCATGTTAGTGGATTCCAGAAAACTGAAAGAGTACTTTTAAGTTTTGCTTGTATTGTTTTTGTACCTAAAAATGTAATCTCGACTATATCTCGACTATCCGGCTTATACTCCGTACCGTTAAAGAATATCTCCATATTTTTATAAACTTCTTGAATCGATCCATCGACGGTCGGTTCAATTTTCTTCGGTGCAATTTTCTTTACAGGTTTCTTAATCATCTTAGTCATAATTACTATTGAAATAAATGTTTATCGTTGTAATTAATTATACGTGTCAAAAGAACTTGCAACTCGATTTTGTGAAAGACCTTGGATGTTTTTAGAAATACAAGAAAAGGCTTTATATAACTGTTGTCCTCGGTGGGTAAATCATAATAAAATAGGGGATATTACCCCTGATTTAAACTTTTTAAAAAAATGGAATAGTAAGCGCAGTAAAGCGTTTAGGCGAAGTATTCTCGATGGATCCTTTAGTATGTGTAATAAGGAAGAGTGTCCTATGATACAAAATAAAACCTTACCTACGCGTGAGGATGTACTAGACGGTAATCACGGTGAGTACTTAAAGAAAATTGTTGAGTATGATTTAGATGTAGCTGATCATCCTACCTTTATTAATTTAAGTTATGATAAATCTTGTAACTTGCGATGCCCGAGCTGTAGGGAAGAGTCAATTTTTTATAATGAAAAAAATCATCCTGATAAATACAATCAAGCTTTACAGATTAATAAGAAACTCTTACAAATGATTCATAGTAAGCCTCACGATGTTTGTCTTAATATTACAGGATCCGGGGATCCGTTTGGCTCTCCTTCATTTTTTGAATTAATGAAACAGATTAATCCAGCCAAAAACCCTCATATTGGGGTAATTTTACAAACTAACGGTGTTTTATGGGATGAAAAGCGATGGTCTAAATTAAAAAACATACACAAGCTTAACATAAGTGCCATTATTAGTCTCGACGCTGGTATAAAAGAACATTATGATAAGGTTAGAGTAGGTGGAGACTGGGATAGACTACAAAAAAATCTTCACTTTATAAGTACATTAAATCTAACAAATGTAAGATTAGATATGTGTGTACAAAAAAATAATTATAACAGTATTCCAGAATTTATTCAAATAGCTCAAGCACACGGGTTTAATTCATATACTTCAAGAATGTACAATTGGGGAACGTTTACTAATGAACAATATGATTCTCATAATATATTCGATACTAAGCACCCAGAGCATAAACAGTTTTTAAAAATGATAAATCAGAATTATTTTTATGAAAAACATGATTGGGGTAATCTAACTGACTTTATATCTAATAATACTCAAGAGACGTTTCTTAAATGGAAGTCTTTTATAACTGACTAATGTATAACTTTAATAAAATACAATTTAAAAAAGAAAAGTTCTTAAGCCCCGGGGAGGAGCAAATTTATATCGAAGGTAATACTGAAGGATTTGAAACTGTAAAAAACAAATATATATGGTTAGCAGAGCATACAAATTACGGTAGCTCAAATCATGCTAAAAAAAATCTTAATGCTATTATACAATTTATTAAACAAAATAGTCTTACATCGGCATTAGACATTGGGACTGGTCGTGGTTATTTTTGTAATACATTAAAAGAATGCTGTAATACTGTATATGGTTTAGACTTTGCAATAAAGCCAGCTAAAGATGTTAATAAGGATGTAGTATTTATTAATAGTGACGCTCATACAATACCGCTATCAGATAAAAGTGTTGACTTAATAACGTCTTTTGATTTTTTAGAGCATGTTCACCCAGACTATTTAGAAAAAACAATAAAAGAAATGTTCAGAGTCGGTTCCAAGTATATGATACATAAAATAGCAGGTGGGCCTAGTAGTTCCCATCACGACAAACTTGGCCAGTTACATCTAATACAAGAAGGAAAAGCTTTTTGGTTAAATGAGGTATTCAAACCGCATGCAAAACAAGTAGAGATACTCGTCGATAGTTCGAAACCTACTATAATTGATAAAGGTATAGTGTTAATAACAATATAAATGAAACTAGCAGTACTATTATATGGACAACCTAGATTTTGGAACTTAAGCTACGAAAGTATTATAGAGGAAACTACATTTGAAGATAGTACTACCGATTATTATTTTCACTTTTGGGATAGAGTTGCATACCACAGTCATGATCCAGAATATAAATTAACTAATAAAGACAAAGATAATATAATATCTAAATATAAACCAAAAAAATATATATTTACTGATTATTCTTCCTTAAGACAAACTTGCCAAAAAATATTTGAAATCGTACAAACAAATAAACAAA